CATTTTGCTAAAGCATATCCTGGTGTTGCTACAAGCACAGGGGAAATCTAGTGAGAAAGAAAAAAGGTAATGGTATCATCTGGCACATTTACCATACTATTCTTGCAATCGAGTTAGGTTTGGTTGTTATTATAGAATTTATAGAGCTTATGAATAATATTTAATTTTACCTCTTTACTTTTGTTTTAAAATTTTATAGTTATCTAATTGAAGATAACCGAATTTCTTTTTGGCCTTCTGGCTGGTGGAATTAAGACACCATTTTTCAGCCTGGCTTTTCCAGACAACTGATGTTTATTAATGTTTAATTAAGGAGAAAACGATGGCACAATCGATAACAAATGCTTTTGTAACTCTTTTCGATGCAGAAGTTAAACAGGCTTTTCAAGCAGAAAGTGTCTTGAGAGGTGCTGTTAGATTAAGATCTGGTGTATCTGGAAATACTTATAAATTTCCAAAACTAGGTAAAGGATCTGCTACTGTAAGAATACCTCAAACTGATGTAACTCCATTGAATGTAACTTACTCACAAGTTACAGCTACAATGTCAGATTACAATGCAGCAGAGTATTCAGATATATTTCATCAAGCGAAAGTTAATTTTGATGAAAGATCGGAATTAGTACAAGTAGTATCGAAAGCTATTGGCCGAAGATTAGACCAACTTATCATAGATGCTCTTTCCGGAGCCTCTTCACCAAACACAGTTGCAAATACAGTTGTTACTTCAGGAACTGCTGCTGCATCAAACTTGAATGTTGGAAAGCTCATTGCTGCTAAAAAAGCAATGGATGCTAAAAATGTTCCTTTAGATGACAGAACAATCTTGATCCACGCAAATTCATTAGCCGGTTTATTAGGCGATGAAAGAGCAATTAGTGGCGACTATGCATCCATAAAAGGACTTGTGTCCGGTGAGCTTAATTCCTTCCTAGGTTTCAAGTTCATAACTATTGGTGATAGAGATGAAGGAGGCTTGTCTATTGATGGTTCAAACGACAGAAATGTTTATGCTTTCCACAGATCTGCTATTGGTGTGGCCGAAAATATGGCCCAAAAAACAGAGATCAACTATGTTCCAGAGAAAACTTCTTTCTTGGTGAACAGTATGTTCTCTGCTGGATCAATCGCAATCGATGATGAAGGTATAACAGAAATAACTTGTCGAGAATAACAATAGGGAGATATACTTATGGCATATAGTGCAACAGGATTGACACCTATTGGAGGTCAATCTAAAGCTGGTAATGCTCCACAAGTGTGGGCTTACACTTCTGCTGATGCAATCGCTACAGTAAATACTTCTGGATATTTTAATTCAGCTAGTGATTTATTGAAAGTTGGCGACTTGATGTATATTCGTGATAGTGCAACACCTACTGCTAGTTTGGTAATAGTTTTATCAAACGCGTCTGGTGTTGTTGATGTATCCGATGGTACAGCAATTACAGTTGCAGACACAGACTAATAGTAAAACAGGATAGGCCCTGTATAAGGGCCTATTCTTAACAAAGAATATGAATTGAAAAAAATATGGCAAGTGGTGAAACAAATGTAACGATATGTAACCAAGCTCTGAATTTATTGGGAGCTGATACAATTTCATCATTTAGTGATACATCTAATGATGCTGCTGCTGTATGTAATAATATTTACGAAACAGTTAAAAGACAAACTCTATCAATGTATCAATGGAGTTTTGCATTTACAAAATTACAATTAGCACAATCTTCAACAGCTCCAATAGGAGAGTGGACTTATCGATATGATTTACCTTCTACTGCTGTAGCTGCTCAACCATTCCAGGTTTATAATACAGGTAGTACCGGTTCTTCACCAATTAGATCTTTCGAGATTTTTTATACTACCTCTGGCCCAGCTATATTTACAAATGAAAAAACAATTTATATTGATTACATAACAAGTGCAGTAACAGAGGGATTAATGCCTTCTTATTTTGTGCAGCTACTTGTTTATATGATGGCTTGGCATTTAGCTGAACCGGTAACTGATCAAACAACTAAAGCAGAATATTGGAAAAATATAGCAATAGGCCCAGCAACAGAAAATGGAAGGGGTGGATATTTTAGACAGGCTTGTAATGCTGATGCAAGAGGGAAACCTCCATACCAAATTTTAGAATTTCCATTAACAGATGTTAGATAATGAGCAGAGTGATAGGACTACAATCCAATTTTACAACAGGAGAAGTTGATCCTTTACTTAATGCTCGTATTGATATTGAACAATATTATAACGCATTAGCTCAAGCTAGAAATGTTTTAATCCAGCCTCAAGGTGGAGTAACTCGTAGGCCAGGACTACAGTATGTTGGAGAAATACCATCTGCTGCTGCTCCTCAAAATGGATGTCGATTAGTTCCTTTTGAATATTCAACAACACAAAGTTATATGCTGTTATTTGTAAATAACAGAATGTATATTTATAAAGATAAAGTTCTTCAAACAAATATTAATAGTTCTGGTAATGATTATTTAACTACAACGATTGCTACAGCAAATATTCCAACAATGGATTATACACAATCTGCTGATACTTTAATTATAGTACAAGAAGATATGGCTCCTAAAAAAATAGTAAGAGGAGCATCCCATACAGATTGGACAATTTCTAATATTACTTTTGATCATACACCAATGTATGCTTTTAGTTTATCAACTTCAGCACCAGCACAAACATTAACTCCCTCTGCTGTTGATGGTAATATAACTTTAACTGCTGGAGGAGGATCTGTCTTTGCTGCTGGTAATATAGGAGATTATGTTGAGGCTAATGATGGACTTGGTAGAGCAAGAATTACAGGATATACTTCTGCAACAGTAGTTGAGGCAATAGTTGAAATCCCTTTTTTTAATACAAATGCAATCGCATCTGGTTCCTGGGTTTTAGAAGTAGATTATGTAGATACCTGGAGTGTAACTTATGGATACCCAAGATCTGTAACCTTCCACGAAGGTAGGCTATGGTTCGGTGGTTCTAAATCAAGACCAAATACTATATGGGGTTCTCGTGTTTCAGATTATTTTGATTTCAATCCTGGAGAAGGATTGGATGATGACAGTATAGAGGCAACACTAGCAACAGATAGTGTTAATGCAATAACCGGTATGTTTTCCGGTAGAGATTTACAAGTGTTCACCAAAGGTGGTGAATTTTTCTTACCCCAATCTGAATTAGATCCTATCACACCATCTAATGTTGTAGTGCAAACTGCAACTCGTAGAGGATCTAAAGAAGGTATCAAGCCGGTGGGAGCAGAGAGTGGTACTCTTTTTATCCAAAGATCCGGAAAATCATTAAGAGAATTTTTATTTAGTGATGTAGAACTCTCGTATATCTCTAACAATATTTCTCTATTGAGTTCTCACCTACTTGTTACTCCTACTGATATGGCTTTAAGAAGAGCTACATCAACCGATGATGGTGATTTATTATTAATAGTTAATTCTTATGATGGATCTCTTGCTACTTATTCTATTTTAAAAGGACAGAATGTAATAGCTCCTTCACTTTCAACAACCGATGGATCTTTTATAAATGTAGCTGTTGATGTTGATGTAATTTATTTTGTAGTTAAAAGAACAGTTAATAGTGTAACAAAATATTATATAGAATGTTTTAATGATGACTACACTACAGATGCTGCTGTTCAATATACTGTAACAGCCGGTAATCTTCCTGGATCAACATCTGTATCTGGGCTTGGACATTTAGAAGGTAAGACAGTTAAAATTGCTGCTGATGATGCAATGCAAACTGATAAGACAGTTTCTTCTGGAGCAATCACAACCGATAGTACAGCAAGTGTTTTTATGGAGATAGGATTAAATTATACTCCAACAATTAAAACAATGCCTGTAGAATTAAAATTACCAAGTGGGAATGTGATAGCCCAAAACAAAAGAATTGTAGAAACAACAGCTCAATTATATTTATCACAAAATATGACAATCAATGGTAATGATATACCATTTACTGCTGCTGCTTTTTTTACAGGAAGGAAAAGGAAGAAACCTATGTTAGGATTTAATCGAATGGGTCAGATAACAATTTCCCAATCTGCTCCATTATTTTTTACATTATTGGGATTAGAATATAAAGTGAGTGTAGGACAATGAATTGGTGGACAGTAGTAGCAGTAGCCTCAAGTGCAATGAAGGCTTATGGCACATATATGCAAGGTATGGCAACCAAAGCCTACTATGATGCTCAAGCAGATATTTCATTATTACAATACAAAGAAAAAAGAATTGAGGCTAAAGAAAAAGGAGTTGATGCTTTATCAGCAACGAATGAGGCTCTATCAGCTATTATTGCTCGTGGAGGTGCTGGTGGTGTATTAACTAATGAAGGATCTTTATTAACTAATCAATGGGTAACTTTAAGATCTGGTTCAGAAGATTTTGGATTAGCTGGAATTAACCAGGAGTTAATGCACAATCTTGGCATCTTACAATTTACTAATTTAAAAACTGCTGGGAAGATGGCTGGAAAATTTGGTATCCTTAATGCTATTACAGGATTGGGAACCGATATAGGTACAATAGGATTAACCGGAGCTTTTACACCAACATCTACAACCACAACACCATTAACAACAACACAAAATAAGGCTTTGAAAAACTAATGGCAACACAAAGAAAAATATATAGAGGTGGATTAGTAGAAGGAGTATCAATTCCTAATGTTAGTTTCCCTCAACATCAAGTGATGGCATCTGGATGGCAAAGTCTTAACCAAAGATTAGATGCTATTAATACCTTTGCTATAAAAGGTTTGGATGTTGAGATGGAAGAAAAGGGAAAAAAATTTGCAGCAGAAAATCCTATATCTATTGAACAATTTTATTTAGCCAATCCTACTGATAGAGAAAATTTAGTAGGTGGAAATAAAACAACTACTTTTGGCAAAGCTATTAGAGCTACTCATATTAATATTTTAGCTGGAGAGATGGCTATCCATGCTCAAAAAGATTTTATGGATTTAAGAATAGAGGCTCATCTTTTAAATACCAAAGGTACTCCAATGACATTGGATCAATATAAAAATAGATTGGATGCTGTTGTAGATGGTTACTCGGATGCTTTATTACCTTTAGATGCAGATGCTGCTATTGCAGCTAATGCAAAATTAGCAACAACTGCCAATTCTTATTATAGTTCTTATGCAGATACTTTAGTTAAAGATCATAAGAAAAAACAAAATTCTACTGCTGTTGCTTATGGCTATGATCACATTGATAGAATAAAAGAAATTGTTAATTTAGGTGCAGAAATTGAGATTATAGTTGGCAATGAAACAGTTAAAATTTCTTTAGACAAATATTTATTAGCAGAAAAAATTAGAATAAGACAAGAGATGATTGATCAAAATCTTACTGCTGATCAAATTATTAAATGGTCTGCTGCTTGGGATGCAGAAGTAATACAACAATATAAAAATTATTTATTTTCAGAATTTGTAGATACAGATGATAATTATAATAAAGGTGTTGCTCATCAAAATTTAATCTGGGAAGAAGTAAGAAAAGGATCCTTTAATGTTCTTCCTAAAAAAACAGCTTATCCAGAAGGAGCTGATCAAGAAACTATTGCTGAAACAGATAAGAAAAATGCTCTTGCTGTTGCTAAAGCCTCTTCACAATCAGCTAGGCTCCAGGCTATTTATGAAAGTTTAGACGAAGATGGTCAAAAAGAATTTAGAGATAAAGTAAAAATATGGGCCGACAGATCTATTAAGATAGAAGATGATAAAGAAAAATCTCTTCAAATAGATAAGAAAACAATCATCGAAGATTTAGAAGTTAAATATACTACAGCTCTAATTGAAAATAATTATGCTGCTGCTGCAGAAATTGTAAAAGAATTTGAAGGGATCGATAATAAAAAATACATGGAATATGGCATTATGCTTGAAGAAGATAAAGTAGAAGGAAAGTTTAATGATTTAGAAGTTGAGGCTGAATTATACGAAGATCTTTATTTTGGCAAATTAGATAAAATGGTTATTAAACTTGCTTATGATGTGGGCCATATTGATCAAGATACAAGAAATGATTTATTACATAAATTTAATATATCTAAAAAAAATGGTTTCTCTAAAGCTAAAGAATATATCAGAGTACAAGTAGGCTATGCTGAAGTTACTTTATTTGGTGATAGTTCTAAACAACAATCTATAGCAGCTAAACAATATACAGATGCAGTTGGAGAGTTAATGAATTGGATGGCAGGCAATCCCAATGCAAGTCATACAGATATTTATAATGAAGGTGTTAGACTTGTGGATGGAGTTAATCTAGAGAAAGATAACAAAGCATCTATTCTTGGTATGAAAAATAAAATCCTTAATGATGTAGCAACAGTAGC